GCTTTACCTCTAATTTGAATGTCAGTTTTAGATTCAAACGCTAAAGGAATTGGATAGTCATAATTAACAGATGCCGCATAGGTTCCCCATAAACCTTTTACATTCCAAGCACCACCAACTTCTTTTGCTCTAAGTTGAAAGTTTGCCTCTTGGTTTTTAGACAATGAACCTTGAAACTTAACAAGGTATGCCGTCTTACCGGCTGGTACAGTATAGACAGCCATAAGAGTTTGACCTTCGCCTGCACTAATACGAGCAACATCCGAAGAAGAAATAGATGCTGTAATATTACCGGCATTAGTTTCGCCAGTGCCAGCAGTTGCAACCCGCATTCTAAACACACGAATAAAAGTAGCAGTAGTAGTTACTGCCGACTGACCATTCATGGTTACAGTTTCTGTTTTTAGGTTGTAGTCACCATCGAGACCTTGAATTTCTACTGTACGAGCACCAGTGCCAGCAGATGTGTCTGCTGTAGATGCCGAAACAACTGAAACAACAGCAGCAGATGACGGTAAGTTATTCGTACCAAGATCAGTGATGGGTTCATATGAAGAACCAACCGAAGAGTTATAACCAAACTTGTTGATATGGTCGGTGTTTACAACTCGTTCCGCAGCAATTTCGATACCATGATGCTCTAAGTACTGATTTCGTGCCATTACATTTTCCTAAAAAAATATTTTACTCTATTTATACATTGAAAAGAGTTTAAAAGTGTGATACTGTCCTGCTCATGAACCATCGCATCGACATCCAAGTGGGAAGAGTCTATGATGTATTCCCCCAAAAAAAGTATGAAACTCAAGAAAGCATAACTTTCTACAACGGAGAAAGAGATCTTTCGATTGTCCTTAACTTGAACTGGAAACGTGCCGAGTTAACGGTCGTTCCTGTTGACGAGAGCGAAGTAGAACTACTGCATGACTGCGTGAATGGTGATGCGTTTCAAACAAATGATTTTACAAATGCCTTCTTAGATGCCAGTTATGATGGCGGGGGCGAACAAATCGTTTTTGAAGGTGATGGATGGACTCCACTGCAAAGAGAAAACATCCTAGACCAATGGGACATTGCTACAGATCTTGACGACTACTCTAAATATGACTTCTTCGAAAGTCTGGGGTTTGAGGAAGAAGAAGTTGAGTGGATTATTTGGGAAGGCATTGACCTACAGGAAAGTGAACGCAGGGCATCGGACATCGTGTAATGAAAAAGTTTAAGACTCCACTTCGGTATCCGGGGGGTAAATCACGAGCAACAAACTTTTTGTTTAATCGTGAGAATATGCCTGAACGTAAGATAAAGGAATACCGTGAACCATTCATTGGTGGTGGTAGTCCTGCTGTTGCGTTTGCTAAGGCAAATCCAGACACGCCGATATGGATCAATGATCTATACTACAATCTTTATTGCTTCTGGGACTGTTTACAAAACGATGGCAAACGTCTCTATGAGACTGTGCTGAATTACCGTAGCATGTGTCCAGAGATTGAAGACTCGCGCAAACTGTTTCAGAGAATTAAAGAAGATATCACTGAGCAGACCGAACCGTTTAACATTGCGTGGCGCATGTACATCATCAATCGGTGTTCGTTCTCAGGATTGACCGAAAGTTCATCATTCTCGGCACAGGCATCCACTAACAATTGGACTTTGCCGACAATCAACTCTCTCCCTTATTACACAAGTCTAATCAAGAATTGGAAGATTACCAATCTGGATTATTCGGAGTTGCTTACAGACGATGAAGATACCTTCATCTTCTTGGACCCGCCATATGACCTAAAGAAAGACTATACCATCTCAGGGGTTGATGGTGAATCATTGTATGGCAAGAAGGGGTCCATGCACAAAGGCTTCAATCATGTCGAATTCTCACAACAACTAAGTAACCACAAAGCAATGATGATGGTTACTTACAATTCCAATGAGAATATTCGTAACCTTTTCTCTGGTTGGAACCAGAAGGAATGGGATTTGACATACACCATGCGTACCAACACTGACAAATACAACAAAGCACAGAAAGACCGTAAGGAACTTCTGTGTATAAATTATGATACTGGTATTAACACGCTTGAGGATTTTATGATATGACCAATTACAGCGATTTTATTAACAGATTAGGAACCAATGCTGAGTCAGATGAATGTTACACTCCACCAAGCGAAGTTTTACCGTTACTGCCATACTTGGATAAATCTAAAACATATTATGAAGCAACCTCTGGTACATCGTCTCAGATAGTGGAAGGGTTCGCCTCTGCTGGTTACTCTATAAAATCCAGTGAGGGTAAGAATTTTTTTGACTGCACTGCCGATGATGTTTTTGACGGTGTTGTCACTAACCCACCCTATAGTAAAAAGGATGATTTTTTAGAACATTGCTATCATCTTGGAAAACCCTTTGCTCTTTTACTACCCGTTGCCGCCTTTCAGGGGCAAAATCGTGGTGAGATGTTTATGAAGCATGGGATGTCCGCACTAGTGTACAACCGCAGGATTGATTTCACTGGAAAAAAAGCGCCCACATTTGGGGTTGCTTGGTTTATTCATGGTTTTATGCCCCCAAACCAAATTTATTGGGTCGATAATTAATCTGCCCTCACCCTGGAAGACTTTTTATGACAACAACAGAAGATTACGCTAGATCATTATCAAAAGAAATTGACACTAACAAATTCTATACACTGGTCCACTCGCTAGGAAACCATTTAAACCAACGAGCAGACCTGTTTATAAAAGCGAATATCCTTGAGACTGCAATCCAAGAATACTCAGAGGGTCATTTAGACCACATCGACGATGTCGGCAAGGACTTTTACGACCAGAAAGAGGGTTTCCCTGTGGAATTCAAGTATTCCACCGGCGCATTATACACCCCCATTGGCAACCTCCGAAGAAAAACGCAATCATATGTTATCAAGAACGCACGGGGAAAGAAGTGTGAGATTGGTGATGATGGTTCAGATTATTATATTTTCTCTGATGACAAATCCATGGGTGTCATAAAGACCGAAGACATGGAACCGTTTCTGCAAGAGACTAGAGGTTCATTGAATGCTTCCATTCCGACTGACCAGTTGTCCTGGATCGTGAAACCCGAAGATATTACATTCGGAACATTCGAACCAGAGAAACCCTTTGTTGCAGACCCCAAAGGTCACAAGAATGCTGGTAGTTTTTTCAAACATGCTATGAAGCAGTTGATTCTCTACATTATCCACAGTATAAAGGTCAAATGACTTACTCGTTGACCATATTCAAGAACATCTTTGACAACAAGACTCATCGTAAGATGGACTTGAAAGACTTCGATGCTTTTGAAAAAATGCTGTACGATCTAGCAGAGAAACCGCTAGAGTCAAAGAAAGACGCACAATTAATCTCTCCCGCTGTATATCAACCTGATTCCACTCGGTCTAACGACAATGTTACTGAGTGGGCAGGTTGGTGTGCCGTGGATGTTGATGATTTTATAGTTGAAGGGAATTTAGAAGATGTCTTGGTGGATCGCTTTGGTGATTATCGGTTTATTTGTTATTCTACTGCAAGTAGTACAAGCAATGCGCCAAAGTTTAGACTTGTGTTTCCACTTAGCGAACCGGTTGGAAGGGATCGGATCAAATCGTTCTGGTACGCCCTTAACGTACAGCTCGGGGATCTCGCAGACAGACAGACTAAAGATCTATCTCGAATGTATTACATCCCTGCGACGTACACTGGTGCGTACAACTTTATTTTCAGTAATCGTGACGGGCGCACTATTGTCCCTAATGATCTAATACGCAAACATCCAATGCCAGAGAAGGTGGATAGTAACAACTTCTTTGACCGTCTCCCCAAAGCAATGCAAGAGCAGATAATTGAGTATCGCAAAAGCAAGCTAGATAAGGAGTACCATTGGAGTTCGTATCAAGACTGTCCATTCTGGCCAAAGAACCTTGCGGCAGAGTATCAGACGATTACGAGTACCGGTTGGTATCATAAGATGTATCAGATTATGGTTGCGGTTGCAGGTAATGCAATCAAAAACAAATATGCCATTACCGCAGACGAAATCTCGCAGTTGTGTCGACAGTTCGATAGTGAGACTGGTAACTGGTACAAGAACCGTCCGTTATCCAAAGAGGCAGATCGTGCCTTGGAATACGTTTATAAAAATGCTTGAGGGAATGTGAAATGAAAATTTGCGTTGTTGGTTATGGTTACGTCGGCAAAGCAATGGTTGCAGCATTCGACCGGGGTGACGACATTGACTATGACATCGTTGACCCTGGATATGAAGAATATAACCAGATTCTTTGGGAAGTCATGGAAACATGTGATGCAGCAATCATATGTGTTCCGACACCACAGAATAAAGACGGCAGTTGTGACACATCAATTGTCACCAAGACCGTGGATACTATCGGAAAGACCAAACCTATCTTGGTCAAGTCGACAACCGATATCCCTACCCTAGAACTTTTCAAAAAAGAATACCCCAACGTAACTTTCTCGCCAGAGTTCTTGCGTGGGCGACATTCTGTCGAAGACTTCCTTTCAGAAGATAAGATGATTATCGGTGGTGAGGATGACCAGTGTCAGTATTGGATTGATGTATTCAAACAATGCTTGGTGTTGAACACCACTGTTAGCATCGACATTGTAGAGGCAGGTTATGTAAAATATGCAGAGAATTCGTTCCTTGCAATGCGAGTGACATTCTTCAATGACCTTCACTATCTGATGAAGAGAGTGCATCCAGAACTTGACTATGACGCAACAGTGTTTGCTTTAGGGATTGACCCACGCATTGGACATTCCCATAATCAGGTTCCAGGGTATGATGGAAAGTTTGGGTGGGGTGGACATTGTTTGCCAAAAGACACCGCAGCATTTGTATCATATGCTGAACGCAACAATACCGATTTACCTCTTATTAGAGCAGTAAGAGAAATCAACAACAAACATCGTTCTAGAGGATAGTATTATGTCTTCAACTCAGGAATATATCAGAGAACAAATGCGTATTGATTCTAAGAAAAAAGAAGAACGCACTGAAGTACACTTGACTCAACAGGTTAATGAGTTGCATAAAAGGGTGAAGTTACTAGAAGAAAATATGGCATATTACATAAAACGAAACGCTTAGAGGAATTTGCGTATGTCCATTATGGATAAGTTGAAGAAGAACAGTAAGATCAAAGAAACCGAAGTTCTTACTGAGTCTAAGTTTTTTAATGATAAGGATCTGATTACGACTGACGTGCCTATGGTCAACGTCGCATTGTCAGGTTCTATCGATGGCGGATTGGCACCAGGTCTGACTGTATTGGCAGGTCCATCCAAGCACTTTAAGACATCGTTTGCTCTTATCATGGCAGCAGCATATTTGAAGAAGTATGAAGATGCTGTAATGATTTTCTATGATTCGGAGTTTGGTTCACCCCAAGCATACTTCGAACAATATGGAATTGACACTAGTCGTGTCCTCCATACGCCTATCACCAATGTTGAAGAACTGAAGTTTGACATCATTGCTCAGATGGAAGGACTGGATCGCAAAGACAACGTCATCTTCATCATCGACTCGGTAGGTAACTTGGCATCCAAGAAAGAACTCGAAGATGCTATGAACGAAAAGTCTGTTGCAGATATGTCTCGTGCTAAGGCACTCAAGGGTTTGTTCCGTATGACGACCCCATATCTCAACATGAAGAACATTCCACTGATCGCCATTAACCATACATACAAAGAAATCGGATTGTTCCCGAAGGATGTTGTATCTGGTGGTACTGGTATCTACTACTCTGCTGATAACATCTGGATTTTGGGTCGCCGTCAGAACAAGACTGGCACCGAAGTCACAGGTTATGATTTCATCATCAATGTAGAGAAGTCACGGTATGTTAAAGAGAAGTCAAAAATTCCTATCTCAGTGTCTTGGGATGGTGGGGTTGAGCATTGGTCTGGTCTTCTTGATATCGCTTTGGCTGGTGAATATGTTGCTAAGCCTAGCAACGGGTGGTATTGTCGGGTTGATCGGGATACTGGCGAACTCATGGAACCAAAGGTTCGAGAGAAACAGACCCGTGAAAAAGAGTTCTGGCAACCTATCCTAGAGGGTACAGACTTTAAAGACTTTGTGAAACAAGCTTACCAAATTGGTGGCAACACTATTATTGAGGGTATTGATGAGTGACGACTTGAACTTACTAGTCGAAAATGAAGATTATGAACTGATTACCCATGTTGACGTAAAGGACGCATGGGCAATCAGAATCCTCAAAGGGGAATTTGTAGAAACTGTTGTCCAGATTGATACAGTTTCCCTTTCAGACGAAAACCTTTCGTTCAATTTCGAAGTTGTGGAAACACCTGATCCTGTTGAGGCAAGAATTGACAATGAAGACCTGCAAGAGCATGTAGGGGAACTTCTGATTTCAGTTATTGCATCTGGAATGGAGTCCGGTTACATTGCCGGTCAAGACCAAGAGACAGGGGAAGACATTGAATTTACGAATAGAACAGACAATTCTGCGTAATCTTCTCACCGATGAAGATTTTATGCGAAAGGTTCTACCTTTCGTCAAACCAGAATACTTTGAAGGACCATACCGAACTCTATTTAAAGAAGCAGGTAAGTTCGTAGCAAAGTATAACAAACTACCTACCAAAGAGACTTTTCTCGTTGAACTAAACGAGCATTCAAATCTATCCAATGAGCAATTTACTACTGCTGTAGATGTTGCTGAAGGTCTCTTTGAAGGTGATGATGTTGACCCACAGTGGTTGTTAGAGAACACTGAGAAGTGGTGCCAGGATCGTGCAATCTTTAATGCGGTCATGGAGTCTATCAGCATCATTGATGGTAAACACGACACGCTTACAAAGAACGCACTCCCAGACCTTTTGACGAAGGCGCTGGGTGTTGCTTTTGATACTAATGTTGGTCACGATTATATTAGCAATGCCGAACAGCGGTATGAATTCTATCATCGTGAAGAAACTAGAATTCCATTTGACTTAGAAATCTTCAATAAGATTACTAAAGGTGGACTGCCAAACAAGACCCTCAACATTGCCCTTGCTGGTACTGGTGTGGGTAAGTCTCTGTTCATGTGTCATGTGGGTGGTGCTGCTCTCGCAGAGGGTAACAATGTTCTCTATATCACTATGGAAATGGCAGAAGAGCGCATTGCTGAACGCATTGATGCTAACTTATTGAACGTCCCTATCGATCAACTAGATAGTATGACGAAAGATATGTTCACGTCTAAAGTGGAAGCATTGTCTCGTAAGACAACGGGTCGACTGATCGTTAAGGAATATCCAACCGGGTCAGCACATGCAGGTCACTTTCGTGCGCTGCTTAATGAACTGAAACTGAAAAAGCAATTCACGCCAGATATTATCTTCGTGGATTACTTGAACATCTGTGCGTCGTCACGGATGAAGGCAATGGGTGGATCGATCAATTCCTACACATACATTAAAGCAATTGCTGAAGAATTACGAGGTCTTGCAGTCGAGTTCGACGTACCGGTCGTCTCTGCAACGCAAACAACTCGCAGTGGTTATTCTAACACAGATGTTGGGTTGGAAGACACGTCTGAATCTTTTGGATTACCCGCTACCGCAGACCTCATGTTCGCACTCATCTCAACCGAAGAACTTGAGCAGCAAAACCAAATCATGGTCAAGCAGCTTAAGAACCGTTACAACGATCCTACATATCACAAAAGATTTGTTGTCGGGATTGATCGGTCTCGTATGCGGTTGTTTGATGCTGATGAGTCCGAACAAACGCTAAGTGATGATACACCAGTCTTTGAGAAGTCTGATGTTCACGATAAGATGTCAAAGTTTAAGGATTTTAAATTATGATGAAATTGATATGCGATCCTCCTAGCGGTTGGCGCTATGGATTTCCAAAACCTATTCCAGAAAAATGTACAGACAACGATACGGAATTTAGAAAATACTTAACAGAAAATGGTTATCCAGATAGTATGTTAGATTTAGCAAGTAAGCACAGTCGCTTTTGGGAACAGGAAGAAGCATGAACGTAAACCTCATTTCATACTCGCAACCACCAAAAGAGAACATGATCGGGGTTGAAGACATTCAAGATCTTGTTGCGTATTGTGCGCGAGTCTCTAATCCCTCTAACCAGATTAACTCGGAGACTGCTGAACGTCTTCTGAAGTATTTGGTAAAACACAAGCATTGGTCACCATTTGAAATGGTTTCGGTGTGCTTGGAGATTGAGACAACTCGTGACATTGCTCGTCAGTTTTTGCGTCACCGCTCTTTCTCTTTCCAAGAGTTTAGTCAGCGGTATGCAGACATTCGTGATTTGTCTGATAACTTTGTACTTCGTGAAGCACGTTTGCAGGATCAAAAGAACCGCCAGAACTCTGTAGAGATCGATGATGTTCGACTACAAGAAGAATGGTGGTTAAAGCAGCAGAGCGTAATCAATGCGTCCAAAGAAGCATATAAGTGGGCAATTGAACAGGGTATTGCTAAGGAACAGGCACGAGCAGTGCTTCCTGAAGGTAATACTAAGTCACGTCTGTATGCCAATGGTACGCTTCGTTCTTGGATTCACTATATTGATTTGCGGTCAGATAATGGCACTCAGAAAGAGCATCGTGAGATTGCTGTTGAGTGTGCAAAGGTTATCGCTCAGATTTTCCCCGCTGGGGTTTACATGACTGAATAAATTCAGTACTGTTATTTTAAACACAAAGTGAGGAAATGAAATGTCTTTGACTAGTAAGTTCGATGAAATCAACCAGCATGAAGCAGATCCATATGATTGGGTAGACGGTGATGGTCCAGGTGTTCATAAGAAGTGGGTGGAAGATGAACCGCTCAAAGATTTATTTTCTTCAGCAATTCCATATGCTTTCAAAGAAGATGAAATCTTAGAAGAAATGTGGGAGTACATCGACGGTACATATGATGCCCATTACTCTCAGTCCAAATATCAGTCTACTCAAATTATTGAGGATATGGGACATGGGATGGGATTTGCTCTTGGTAATGTCGTCAAGTACTGCCAACGCTACGGTAAAAAGCAGGGGTACAATCGTGCTGATCTAATGAAGGTCATTCATTATGGTATCATTGCATTAGCAATGCATGATCGGGAACATGAAGATAAGTTACCCGATTCAGACGATGATCTTACTGAGTACTAAAGAAATACGGGGGTCGAATAGACCCCCTCTTTTTTTGTTATTATTAATGTTTGGTCTTCTTCTTTCGAAGTCGTCTCATTTTGCTGTAGAAGTTTTCTCGTCGTTCTTCAACTATTTCGTTGGTAATCTGTCTTCGTTGTTGAGCATAATTCGTTCTGTGAATTCGTTCTGCTCTTTCCATAAGTACCTCCAATTTAGTTGGTTAGTGGATTGTCTAGCGCCTCTTGGATTGTCTCTTTCAGATCAGTTTCTAGTTTATCCATGTCTGCTTCAAGATCCAATGTCGTGGTACGCAATGTGTCACGAACATCTTTCTCCGAGAGACGCACGGTTGATTCTACTTCACGGATGCTACTAGTAACATCACGCTGTAGTTCACTCATCTCATCACGAATTTCTTGCAGGGTTGCTTCAATCGTTGCTTGTGTGGCACGAATACGATCTTCCGAAGCATCTGCACGATTCGTCAAGTCAGTACGAGTTTCCCGTACTACACTATCTATGTAATCGATACGCTCGTCAATCTTAATGATGTCCTGTCTCAGATCATCTTTAATGTCACGAGTGTAATCGATAGCATCATTCAATTTTTGGATTTGTAGTGCGTTGGCAGCATTGATTTCGTCTATATCGATGTTCTGGATAATCTCTTTCATATCCATGTAATCTTTATAGATTTCAAACCCACCCCAGGCAGCACCACCAAGAGTTGATAGTGCAGCAAAGACGGCAACCATACGTCCGCCTTTGAAGGTCATTCCACCAAATTCAATTTCTGCCATTATTCTTTCCTAAACTGGCGTAGCACGTCCATATTGATCAGTGTAACCAAAATCTACAAACGGTCTACGTTTATTCATAAAGTAGTTATCCAAATTCAATTTCATTGATTGAGATTCAATTTCTTTTTTCAATTGCCTAGCTTTATCTAATGTTTGCTGAATGCTATGTTTATTAATAGCATTTCTTGCTAGCAATGCTTCTGTACCAACACCTTGTTGAGCGCGGAAACGACTTAATACCTTAGATTCTTCACTAATGTACTGCTTAAACGTCTTCATTAGAACCCCTCTGGTTTTTTCGGAATGCTTGTCGGACGTGTTGCTGGAGTTGGCATAGGTGCAGCAAGATTTACACCACTGTTGATAATCTTATCGGTGTAATAAGTCTTTGCTGGATTGCCACCTTCATAGTCAATCATATGACGCATCATTGATTTCAGATGACCACGATTTTTAGAGAAGTCAATTACATCATCGACCCCAACACCCATACGACTAGCAACAGTTGAAGCATATGTAGATGTGTCGTTTTCGCTTGGTGGTGCCCAGCGGTTGATCATACTGCCTACAGTGTTTAGTCCATGCTTGGTTTGATAGTTACTTAACAACTTTGCCATTGCTCGTGCGCCCATTTCTGGGGATTCAAACTTTACAAACCCACCTTCTCCACCAGAGATAGAACCGTCCCAGTTGTCGCCGCTGACTTTGATGTTACCAGGATTATTGTTGCGGATGCTGATGGGTTGAATCTTAGTTTCTTCTGCCATTGCCATGCCGCTTGCAACAACGGACGCTGCGATGAATGTTTTAAATCTTAACATTTTCTTAGTTCTCGAATTGTAATTGTCTTAGTCTTCGAACTTCTGCCTCTAGACGCAATAGTTCCAAGTTTTGCTTTCTCAACTCTATTTCATACAAACGATTACAGTCAATCCTATTATGTGAAATTGCCCCCAGGGGGATAATAATTCTGGCATAGATGCCAACATCACCTACTCTCTGACTGTTCACATAACCACCAAGGTTATTGTACCATCCATTCTCAATCAGACCTGTTACACCAAACTCAAGGTTTGTTGCTGATCCGATAGCATTAGAACAATCTAGATCGCCTGTCCTAAAACTATCGGACTGATAGTTCTGTGGCGCTGTAGGTAATTGTAGGTTCAATGAGTTTGATTGACCCCACGCCATTCCTGCATATGCCAGCGCGATGATGATAACTAAAGCAATAACAATTCTAGAAACTATTTTCATTTCACCCTCGAACATACTTTTGTTTGGATTGCAGAAGTCTTTACATCTTCACTAAGAATTTTTGACAGTGAGCAAATATATTCTACTCGGTCAAAATCTGTAGCACGAACATAGATGTCAAAACTTTCACGTTCCAAATAATCTAACTGGACCAATCTTGCGACTGACGCAAATGGGATTGGGTTCCATTCTTCATCGAAGACGCTGATCTCATAGTAAGAAACGTCATCTCGTTTATTAAACAGGTCCATCGTGGTCACCATCACGCCTTCCATATAAGAAGGTTCGAACTCAGGGTATGTTGGTGTCCATTCGTGTCCCCAGGCAGCACCACCAGATAGAAGTGCTGCCATCAGTCCATAATATAATTTTTTCATTTTACTTTGCGATACATTCTGCCACTACGCTTGCGGTGTACTCGCCACCTGGAAGGGACTTGCCATAACCATATGTTACTTCAGACGTAACTTTGAACCAGACAGAACCCGCTGCCGTTAAGTCATACTCTGTTACGTTGTCGTACACTACTTTGTAAGTTTCGTAGTCTGACTGATGAACGTCAGAAACTTGCTGTACTTCAACCGAACCATTCCAGTTCAAAGCATCCGTCAAGGTTGGCGCTGTCGAGAATGACATGGGCCAAGCAATCTTTGCGGTATAGTAATCCGCAATAGTTACATCATACCTTACAACCGGTAGAACACCACCAGCAAAAGGATCAGTGCTAAGAACATCAGGGGTAGGGTTTCCATACACACCAACCGTATCAGTGTAGATCGTACACTTGGACGACACATTGCCGGTGATTGGGACACTATCGGCATGTGCCACCGCTGAACTAGTTAAGATTGCCGCAAAGGCAACCGAAAGACTTCTAAACATTTTTTCTCCTATTGAACTTGATCATACTGTGAGCGCACCATTGTTCTATGAGTAGAATCAGATGCTAAGTTTCTCAGTGCATTCCCATTATCTGGTAATAATGTATCATCAAGTTGCAACGTATCTTGATATTCTCCACCGTAGATCGTCACATCATAATATGGAATAATTGTCAGTTGAGATGCCAACTCAATCAAAACACGGTTTTGTGAATCCGTATCAACGAGACCGCCCACTTCGGGGTCAACTCTCAATCTTTTCTCAACCTCTTCTTCTTCCTCCCGCTGATCAGAATCTTCCATTTCGTTGGAATCTTCTTCATCAATATTCGCTTCTCGTTCTAATTGTACCTGTACCCATTCATCGTAGTAGGGGTCATCGGCAGATAAATTCTCAAGACTTTGTAGGTATTTATACAAAGCGTCCATGTAACCAGGACATTCTGGACTGGATAAAGGCGTCGCACATACGATTTGATCGTCAATATCCATCTTGTACAAATAGACAACCGACGCATTGGTAACAGTTCCGTCACCGTCAACAAATATTTCTCCGTCTCCAAAGTAGGAAGCATCCACTTCAGAAAATGTGAAGTATTTGAAAATCGAACTTCCGGGCAGTCCTGACCAGTTGTCCACTTCTTCGAAAATGTACCCACCATTGATGGGGTCGCGGTTCCGTACATGAACGACAACTTCATCTTCTTGGTTCTTTGTCATCACATAATAGTAGGACAAACCATTAATCTGTAGGGATACATTAGGCGCAGAATAATCTGGTAACAGATCGCCCATCCCCCATGTGAACCCACCTGCTGCTGCGTTTCCGGTCGTGCCGTAAATCGTATCAGCGTAAGAGGAAGAACATAAGGGCAGCAACGACGCCGCCACCAATGAGAGTAGATGTAGTTTCTTCATTCATATCACCTAATGGGAGTGCAACAGAAGACTTAGCGTCAGGTCTAAGTGCAGCATTCTCAGGGTTGTTCCATGCGTCTTTTGCTTGTTGACCAATCATACCATCAAAGGGGCATGGTGTACCCGCATCCATCATTGCGGCAAACACTCGTGGGTCTTGACACATCACTGATACAGCAGCGACTTTCATACCCATGTCATAGAGGGTCTTAGCATTTTTTAGTTTCTCACAATTCATATCTCGAATAGTGGAACCTGCCGAGATGCCAAGGATCTGCGTTTGCACAGCACCAGCAACACCGAACGTACAGAGGTCCGAGTTTGCTGTATTAATCGTGGGGGAGATAGCAGAGGGTGGTGGTGAGATAACCGTGGTTGTTGAATCACTGGTTGTTGTGACATCACTCTCGGTATAGTTCTCAGTGACAATAGGATCTGACTGAGAAAATGCAGGGATTGCATTAAGTAGTAAAAAGGCAACAAAAAACAGTTGGCGCATGAATAAAACCTTTCCGTATCAATTCTTCCTTATTTATACAAAAAAAGTTGTTGACCCCTTGTTTTTTATTTTGTAAACATAATATGTAAGTTGATTGAGAGAGAGACCAATGACTGATCACATTAGAGAATTCGGTTTGAAAATCCTTCGAGACAAGACCCACGTCATCGAAGTCGACACTGCCGATTTACCCAAGTTGCTAGAGTGGGTCGCTGACCAAAGGTTCCTTGAAGAACAGAAAGACCGCAACTACCGGCAGTCAGTTATTGAGAACCTTGATATGTGTACTCACGCTATCAACCGAGAGATTGCTCACCGTAACGGCGAGATTGTAAGTCAACCAGTTCAGTACAAGTTAGGACTTTAATTATGACTATGAAATTTGAAAACACTGCTAACATTGGTGACATCATTAAAGCATACGACTTTGTGCCACGCTCAGACGTACCAGAATATTACTTGATGGGTCGTATCCTATCCAAAGGGCGTATTTCCGAGTTTGGATTTGATGGTTACACAGTCGAGATTGTTGGGCAGGGTGAACACAACCGATACACAATGGGTGAAACTGCTTACGTTCCTTACGAGATGGGGGTCGACTTCGAAAACCGAGTGCAACTCATGGAAGCAGCATAATGGCGAAAAAGTACATTCATGTGAACCAACACAAAATTCGTGCCAACAAAAAGAATGGCACGAATGAACCTGTCATCACAATCAAAGAAGGTCGGACCAACACCTATTGCCATTCTGTGGTAATCAATGGTCCGTCTAAGGTATCTTACGGCGGTAACGACAAACCTCTGCTGTCTTGTGGGGCAAGAGTGGTTATCGAAACCGAAGCAGATATTGAAGTAGATAATTAAAAAAAACTGCTTGCACACAAAATAGAATGGTGTATAAGTAGCATCATCTTACGGAGACAAGAACCGATGTCTTCACCATAAACACATCAGGCACCGAAAGGTTTTTACCTCAACGCGGTCATGCCCCTCTCTCCAGTGCGGTTGGGGTAAATATAGATGCAATCTTCGCTGACGATAACGTCCTTAGTTTGAAAAGTCTGATGTGTTTATGATGGAGATAAAATACTTCCCTATAGAAAAGAAATGAAGTATAAATAACAGCGTTCTTGTTGAGGATTCGACAAAAGCTATACAGGACGCGGGGGCAGTACCCGCCGTCTCCACCATAAGCACATTTTTTTGAGTGTTCTTATGATGGGGACGAAATAGGATCGACTGGTAGTAAGTAGCTTGTCTGAGAGAACACATTTCTAAATGCAAACGATAACTTTGTATCTTCGGATTACGCTCTAGCAGCATAATCTAACGGGTTGGTCACTTACCTTGGAACAGAAAAGTGACACTTTTTATTATAACCGGTTTTTAATCTTTAAAGGAATACTAGTATGAAAACCCTTATCGCTGCCGCAGCAATGACCGCAATGGCGGGGTCAGCAATGGCACTTGAACTTGGTGGTGGCATCTCACTTGGTGCAACTGTTAACACTGCATATAATGTTGATACCGACGTTGGTGCAATCACTGCTTCACCTGAACTGTCTTACAACTTCAATGGTGTAGATATTTCTGCGTTGATGGTGTTTGATCTGTGGGACGCCGGAAATGGTGAGTTCATCATGCCAGACGTAGATGCTCTACCACTGTTGGATCTGGGTGCATCATACACCTTGGACATCGGCATGTGGTCAGACATCGATCTGTCAATGTCTACCAGTTGGGACTTGTCAGACAACTCACTTGGTGACGTTACTGTAATGGCATCATTCAGTTTCTAAGAACACTGCCAGTGTAGTAGGGATGGACGCCTTATAGTCCCGCGAGACGCCTTCGGTTAGCGTCTCAACTTATTTCTGGGGTATTTTTTAAATGATTTTATCTGATTTGAAACATGTAGTGTTTCCCGAAAAGTATGACATTGTAACCCTTCAAAACGAAGTGTTAGACATCTGTGAGAATGCCAAAGGACATGAAGGTCAAATCATGCTCCAAGGTATTCCTGGAAAAGATTATCTTTATGGTACTGGTCGGATCACTGACTATGAAGAACCAGAAGAAATGTTTACATGGAAACTGTGGGAAGATCTCTGTCCAACCATCTATGAGATTCTAGACGAGCATAAAATGTATCGGTCTCGCATCATGATTAGATCGAAATCAGTCTATAGTTGGCACTATGATTACACACCACGGAAGCACATTCCGATTATAAGTAATCACGAAACCAACTTCATGGTTATCGAAAATGATGTAGTTAGAATGCCAGCGGACGGTCGAGTGCATTGGGTGGACACAAGAAGACACCACACCTTTGTTAACACGTCGGACGTGGACAGAATTCATATTGTAGGATGTGTTCGTGCTTAGACCAGTAGTTCCTGAGAACAAAACTAACTGGAGTCCATACAAAGAGATATATTCGTTTGGTGCGTTTAGTTATCTCGATTCTGAAGAAGCGCATCCCCTCTTTGCCAAACAAGCAGACATCATTATGTCGAGAGGATACAAAGGTATCATTGACGTTGGGTGTAGGGTCGGGCGAATAAATGACATCCTCCAAGAACGAGAATATAAAGATTATAATTTCATGGGATTTGACACATCACCTGAACCCATCGAATGGGCGCAGGATAAATGGAAATCTCACGATAACATAGAATATAGAGTTGCCAGTTGGAACGATCACGACTCCATCTCGGTTGACTTTGAAGTTGATTGCGTTCTATTCTCTGGTGTACTTTGCTATGTACCAAAGACACATTGGGAATTGTTTCAGACGTTGGTCGTAGACCTCTATGATGCAGACGGTGCGATAGTACAAGACTTGAGAAACGATCAACCAAATACTGATGATAGAATAAAAGTAAACTACGTTTACTCGGACCTTCTGGGTTATAAGAATTGTTACCGGTCGGTGAGTGAACACAAAATTGATTGCGAATTTTATTACGGCAATAGAAGCGTTTTTGACATTCGGATTTACGAGGATTAGATGAGAATATCTTGGAACTTCCTGAACCTATCATGGAACTTCAGAGTTAAAGCATTACAAGCATTGTGCTACATCGGTGGTCCTCTGGTGATCATCTTTAACTTCAACCCGCTGTACCTGTTCCTAGCATGGGCATGGTATTGGTTTGCGGGGCATATGGGTGTGAGTCTTGGACTACACCGTGCGTTCTCACATAGAAGTTGGGTGCCTAAGAACAAATTCATTGAAGCGTTGATTCACTTCTTTGCGGTGATTAGTGTTGTCGGTAGTAGTATCACCTGGACAGGCACACACCGTATGCACCATGCCTTCAGTGACACGGATAAAGATCCTCATGGCATTGAGGGTAAAGACACTTGGACTCGCATCAAGTATTGGTTCAACTACTGGCCAAGTCACACGGTCGAGAAGAAATATGTAAAAGATTTATTCTCAGACCCTATGCACAAATGGTTCCACCGCTACTACTTCCATGTCTTGTTTGGTTGGATGGCGCTGCTTGCAATCATCAACATTGACCTGTTTCTCTATGGGTTCATCGTAAGCACAATGTTTACTCTACATACTATTAGTTGGATCACTGTTGGCGCACACATTTGGGGTCATAAAGAAACCGAAGTTGACAGCAGCAAGAACACAAAGTTTATGGGAACCTACATGTGGGGCGAGGGTTGGCACAACAACCATCACGCAAAACCATGGAGTTTCGAGTTTGGTTGGAACAAAGACCAGATCGACATTGGTGCGTGGTTGATTAAGTTGTTGGGTAAACCAGAAAGTCTCCAGTATGCATCTCAGGATGGACCACGGAAGGTAGAGAAATGAGACCTGACGATTATTACATGACTTTTGCCTATATCTCGGAGAAGTGGTTGTTCGAGTACATGGACAAAAACTTCTCTGAGTCTGATGATGAAGAAATCCTAGAGCAACTTGCAGACGAGAAGAAACACACAAAGATGTGTCTCGGCGCACTGAACAAAACTATTGATGATGCTATCTCTCACGATACGTCTTTCTCTATTGAGCAGGGTATCTATGCCAACATTGGTGGATGGGAAATCAATGAAGACACGTTCAGCGCATTGTCGTGGATTGTAGAACGCCGTGCCTTGTTCCTTTACAAGAACTACATGAAACACGGCAAGGATGATTACTATAAGAAAATCACCAAAGCAATCTTGGACGATGAGCGTAAGCATATTGGTTTTCATGATGAAGTCATCACGGACAATCATCTGAAGATCAAAGCAATCGACAAAGCAATTTGGAAACGTGCTGGTGAAGTGTATGGACCGATGGCAATGTTCGAGTTGCCGTTTTGGGAAGATCTTTTCAGTGGCGAGTTGAAAGACAAACTCAATGTCCAACTACCTTGATTTCACAACCAGTAAGAGTTGGGTGGACATCACGCCGTTGTTCACCCCTTGTCCTGTTGATGACATCATGGAAGAAATTCAGCAGGTAGAAGATATGTTCTTGGGTGAACGTGACCCAGAGCAGTATGCCATTATGAAAGAAAAAGGTGCCACCGGTATCGGTGAGCATTTTGAAGATCAGAAGGAATGGGGTGCTGTCACTCTGTTCAGTAGCACTGGCGACTACAAAGACATTCTCACTCAGGGTATTCTCTCAAACCACAACAAAGAGACATACGTTCAGAGTAAGCGCAATCTTCAGAATCATAAGTGGACCCAATTGGAACCTATGATGCCTAAGACTGTCGCATGGATCAAAGACCAAATTGGTCAGTACATGCAGTTCAGTTACGTTAAGATTGCCAAACTTGGTCCTGGTGGTGATGTGCCTGTTCACACAGACATCCCTAAAGAAGATTTCGATTACAAGAACACTCGCAACACATATAACATGCTGAACAGTTTCTTGGTGGAACTAAACTTCCCCGAAGGTGTTACTGCTTGGCACGATGATGTAGAATTGCCCTATCAGAAAGGTAGTGTGTTCTTCTGTAATCAAAGCAAATCTCATGGAACTGTGAATCGTAGCAATGAGACCCGATACAATCTGCGTATCCAGGGAATGCATAACCGTCACTTCAGAAAGACTCTGATGGAAATGGTGGATCAGTTGAATGTCTATCCAAGCAACTAACATCCATCCCCTTGACACCGAACTACTTTCTGACGTGTTCGTTGAATTGAATAATGAGTATTTGACCAAAGGATTGAATACGGAATCTAAATTTGTGAGGTCATTAAACTACTGTGGGTTTATTGTCCAACTAGAGTATTTCTTACAAAACAACTGTAAGGCAATCGGGAAATTATCTGAGACAATCCCCTGGTTATCACAACGAATAATTTTTTACGAGACTGATCCCAATTTAAAAATCTCAGAGGCGGTTGGGGACGATAGGGATTATGGCGCTGAATACTTAGATAAGTACAGCGTTCATTTACACAGAGTGGAAAATGCAATTGCTGTAAACAATACTAATGCTACTCTCAACTTCCCTCTTTTAAACTGCAACGAACAAAGTGTCACAACTTGGTATAAAATGACAAAAGGAACCGCTGTTGATATGGGGTATCTCAGTCGAACTGATGAGTGTAATGTTGAAATTATTCAAGAGACATCTCTGTATGACGGACAGTGCAGTCTTATGCGGTTAGATAGGTGGCACAGTGTAAAAAACAACAGTGGTAAAAGAAGAGTAATTGCTAATTGGGACTTCAAGTATTTTGTCCCTTGGGATGATGCCGTTGACATTCTTGTATAAAAACGCTGCTATGAAAGATCTGTGGCAGATCAAAGACGACGTTGATTACATTCTTCAATCTCAGAACACTGGTGACGCACTTTCTGCGAACTACACGCCAGAAAGGTTTTACACTGACGAGACATTATTCGTTAGTATTATCTACAAGAACGATATTCCGTTTGAAGCAAGCACTATAATCACACGAGACATCTTTCTCGGTGGGTGTCGTGTTCTCAATCGTTTGATGGTTGTCCCCGAACTTAGAGACAAAGTGCCAAGTGCTAAGATACCTCAAACAACTCTGACCATGCTAAACAGTCAGATAGAGTTCATAGAGAACGATTACGACTTTGCGTTTATTAGTAGAGAACTGAACTCTTATCGATTCATGAAAAGGTTCGCATCAGACGCAGGGAAATTTACCGATAGGGAATGGCATTACCAAACCAGTAAATTCTTGGTGTGTGGAGATATAACAGAGAAAAGTCCTTGCTGGCAGAATGTGGCATGGACTGACTTCTCAGGTCTTACACAGTTTCCCTTGATAGAACAGTAATTGTGTAAGTTGCAGTAGATTCATCATGCTCGCTTTTAAAGGCATCCGAGAATTCAATGAATGACTCGTAACTATCAAAGTCCATAGTTTCTTCGTAGACTGTGTCACTAATCTCAGACATTGAATAAGAAACAATTTTACCTGCGTCGTTTAACTCAGTCCATTTGTCGTGAGTTGTGCCACTACTAAATATTGTAGTGCTACTAGGAACAGCGTTAAACTCTTTTCTAGTTTTTACTCTATACACCATTACTATATTCCTTACTGTGAGGTGAAATGAAACAATTCCATATCACTGGAACGCGCCGTGGTCTCGGTCATGCGTTAGCAAAGAAATACGGAAACTGTGTCCATCTTGAACTCTGTGATGTATTTATAAATTGTAAACACGATGCTTTTCAGCAAGTAGATCTATTGTACTATGCTGCATCACTGGAAAGAGATATTAAGATTATCAATATCGGTTCCAACAGTCCTGATCAGAGTAAGTCATACGCACATCGGTATCAGGTAGAAAAGTTTGCGTTGGATAAGGCAAACGAGCAACTGTTTTATCAGGGTGTCGACACAACCATTTTACGTTTCGGTTATATCGACACTCCGAGGGTTGCTGAAGTAAAAGCAGAAAAGATGTCTGTTGATTACTGTGTCAGCGTCATTGAATGGATCATTGAACAACCACACAGAGTTAAAGATCTGACGGTTGTTCCGTAGTCTCATCCCCGTGATAAGCAGCAAACTCTGCATCTGTCATTTCGAAAACATCTAAGGTTTCAGTTACCTTACCAGCATCTTCGGTTGGTGAGTAACTATACTTTACGATGTCGTCGATGACCTTTTCAAAGTCTCTCAGATAGAGCGAGTTTGCGCCGTCACTAGGTGCAGAGACGGGGTTGGGGTGTACCTCTAGAAAGAAGCTGCTGATGCCGAGCGCAGCGCCAGCGCGAGCCAGACCAGGCACCAAGTTACGATCACCCCCACTAGAGTTACCGTTAGACCCAGGTTTTTGGACTGAGTGGGTAACGTCATAGATAAAATCTTCCCCAAGGGAATCAAGCAAGTGCTGCATCCCGCAAAAATCATTAACCAAAGTATTGTACCCAAAACTTGTACCTCTTTCTGTGATCCAAAGTTCTTTGGCATCATGGCATTTCTTGAGAATGGGTGCAACGTCCCACGGTGACAAGAACTGACCTTTCTTTACATTTACGATAAGACCAGTCTCGCATGCTGCCCGTAGCAAATCAGTCTGCCGACACAAGAATGCCGGAATCTGAATTGCGTCTAACACGTCTGTATAGTGCCACTGAATGACCTTTGCCTCTTCGACAGAGTGGACATCAGTGAGTATCTTTAGACCTGGCAATTCATGCTTCATGTCCCTGAACGCATGCAGAGTTACATTCAACCCTGTACCACGCTTAGACTCAAGACTAGTTCTATTTGCCTTGTCATAAGATGCTTTAAAGAAGTAATCGATGCCATGCTTATCGCACACTCGTTTACACTCTTTTGCAATTTCTAGACTTTGCTCCGTAGTCTCATGTTGACACGGACCTGCGATTATTCTCATCCAGCGTATCCTACTGTTTCTCGAACAATATCGTTGTGGTTGAACTCTGCCCAATATACTTCGAATGCTACTGCATCTTCTAGGCACTCAAACTGGTGATAGACACCTGGTTTTACCTTTGTCCAATCACCGGCATGTAACACGGTCTCATCGATCAAATCATAATCATTCTGCCAAACACGAATGAGAAGCGAACCTCTCTCAACATAGAATCCGTTCCACTTGAATTCATGCTTGTGCTTAGAACAAACTCCACCTTTGACAGTCTCAATTCGGTGAAACTCTAAAGCACCATTTGCTTCTAATAGTTGAGTTTCGCCCCATACTTTACCTGCGATCATTCTGTAGTTTCCTCATCATTTTGGTCATATTCAACATAGTATGCTTCATAGGCAGCAATGATTGCTTGCTGCTGTTGGATAATCTGTCTAGCGTTCTGATAGTTGATAGAAATATTAGCATATCCATCATCTGTCAATGCAAAGAATGCTAGTGGTTTACCCGCTTCTTCAGTCTCCGCCAGAACCTCTTCCCAGTTGTCTTGGGTGACAATGACCCACTCAACCTCCTTCATGACTACAGTGTCAATCTCTGGTAAGACCAGAGGCGCTCTCTGAATAGGTTCTGCCGTCACTTCAATCTGTTTGATGTCTTCAAAGGGATTCTTGAAGAAAGCACAACCGCTACTCAGAAGTAGAAGGAGTGAACAACCAAGGGCATTCGCTGTTAAATTGGTTCCCATTCTCTGCCTCCAATTCCTTTTCGGTTAACTCTGCACCGCTCAAAATCTCAAAACATCTGTTCGCCTTGTCGGTTGCTCTATTTATGATACGCACCACAAGACCAGGTTTCTGTTCGCCCAATAGACCAATGTCGTGACGTTCCAGTTTACCAATCAGGTTTTGGTTCTGTTCTCTGATAGCAGCAAACTCATTGTTGACTGCCTGTAGTTGTTCTGCCTGTAAGGCATAATCTCTACGCATCGATTCAATGGCAGCTTCATTGGTTGCCACTGCTTGCTCTAACTTTGCTTCGTTTGCTCGTGATACTTCCAAGGCACGTTGCAGGTTTAGGACATACCAACCCGCACCACCTGCCATTGGCAACAGCATCAGAAGTAAAATACCAAATAATCTCATATACTTACCTCTTTACAATTAATGTAATATGGTTTAGTATTTATAGGCGGCAAACAACATTAAGGTTACTTATGACAATGCGACGACACCACCCTGAAGTGCTTGGCGAATGGGGTAAGTTTTACGGTTTTGATTATATAGCGAAAGCGTACCATCCCCAGGAAGTCGAGAAACGACGACAGGAAGGTCTCAAGTATTATCACACTCAGATTCGAAAGAAACAAGAGCGTGAACACCAGCAAAAAGAAAAGCGCCGTTAGGCGCTTTTTTTATTAGTTCATTCCTAGCACTCGTTCTAGGTCTGGTTCGGAGTAGTTCGGTCCTTTAAGAACTTTACCATCATCTCGGTAGATTGGTTTGCCATCTTCCCCTAGTTTTGACATATTGGAACGCTGCACTTCATCAAAGCAAGCATCCAGGTCAACACCAAACGCATGTCCTGCACCATAGGTGACATATAGAATGTCTGTGAGGGCATCAGCAACCGCAATGATGTCTTTGTCACTAATAGCATCATACAACTCGTTGAGTTCTTCTGCGATCAGTTCTAGACGCAAGTTACAGGTGTCTGCATCAGGAAACTCTGGACGGTGCTTGACCTCTTGTCCGTATGTTTCCATGAACTTCTTAACTTTATCATTGTTGGTTAGGGTAATACTCATATAAAAAAGTCCTCTAGTGTTGCTCTTTCCTCAACCGACCAACCGACTGAGTCTAGAATTAGTTTTAGTGGTTCGATGAATGTTTTCTCGAACTGTAAATCGTAATCGATATAACGATGCAATCTTAATTCTTCAGGAAGATGGTCAGGGAATGCCACAACATTTTCTTTGATGTGGTTTGGCACCTTCAGGTAACAGAACTTAATGCGTGACCCGTTCTGGATCAACTCATATTTCTTGGATAGTCGGTTTTCTTTTAGATGCTTGTTGTAAAGCAGAGACCCCCGCACATGGATAGGTGTTCCCTTCTTGTAGGTAAGTGCCTTGTCCATCCAGTTAGTAATGTTAGAAACTGAGCGAGGGAATGCGACCTGCTCTGGTGGCAGAGACTTGAACTCTTGCTTGAAGTTGCGGATATAGTCCTGCGTGTCTCTCTCAGTTCCAGAGATGATAATCTTAAAGACTTCCTTTAGACGTGTACGGCAGACTTCTGGTGTAGATGACTTGATTGCCTCAATGCCCATGATCTTCAGTTTTGGTTCATCATATTGAACACCTTCTGAGTTATGGACGTTCAGGATATATCGTTTCTTTGCCGTCCAGATACCACGGTCTGCAATAACTTCCCTTGCCATTTCCATACGGGGTTTGTGACAGTTCAGTTTGCTGTACAGGTCTTTATATGCTTTAGACAGGATAGGTTCAAAGTGATCTGCACAAATCTTATCCAAGAACTTTACAGGATCTTTGGGTTTGAGTTGTTCGACCAGTGGACCGAAGTTGATGTACAAAGAGTCTGTATCAATCGCAATCACATAGTCTTCACCATCAGTCTTCAGAAGTTTATTCATCTCGTGGTTGATAGACTTCTCTGCCCAACGGATAACCATTTGTCCCGTCAGAGTGACCGACTCTGCCACTTGCAAATCAAAATACTTAAAGTATTGGTTGCCCAATGCACCATACAAAGAGTTCATCAAAATCTTAATTGCCATCTGCTGGTTGTGCAGACGGTTGATTTCTTTGTCCAATGCGTCAGTCTTATTCTTCACAAACTCT